GTACAAGAAGTATCTTTATGACTTACCCTGCTGACAAGGCAGTGTTTGAAGATGCAAGTAATAATATAAACGGCACATTTGTAGGTGATATTACAGGCGATGTCACAGGCAACGCTGATACTGCTACTGCTTTAGCAAATGCCAGAACAATCGGTGGCGTATCCTTTAATGGCACAGGTAATATTGATTTACCGGGTGTTAACGCATCAGGAAATCAAGATACTTCTGGAAACGCTACCACAGCCACTACGTTAGCAAATGCTAGAGAAATTAATGGAACAAGTTTTAATGGAAGTGCAAATATAACTGTAACTGCTGCGGCAGGAACATTAACTGGCAATACACTTAATTCAACAGTAACAGCGTCTAGTTTAACTAGTCTTGGAACATTAGCTAGTAATTTAAATTTAGGTGGGCAAGATATTGTAACTACAACATCTAATCAAGATATTGATCTTGCAGCACACGGAACTGGAAAAGTAGTCGTAAAAGGAAACACTAATCAAGGTGCTATAAAATTAAACTGTGAAGCAAATAGTCATGGACAGACAATTATAGCAGCTCCACATTCAGAAAGTGCTTCAAATACTTTAACACTGCCAAGCACTGGTGGTGACGCTAGATTAGTATCAACATCCTCAACTGCAACGCTTACAAATAAGACATTAACAACACCAACAATTAATGGTGCCACACTTGGTTCTGGTAATTTAGCTACTGCTAGTAATGGTGACATTAATCTTGCACCAAATGGCACAGGTAAAGTAGTTATAAAAGGAAATACTAATCAAGGTAAGATTGTATTAAATTGCGAAGCAAATTCACACGGACAAACAATCATAGCTGCACCTCATTCTGAAAGTGCTAATAATACTTTAACATTGCCAAGCACTGGTGGAGATGCTCGTTTAGTGTCAGCAACTTCAACAGCTACATTAACAAATAAAACATTAACTTCTCCTGTCTTAAATACTGGTGTTAGTGGTACAGCCATAAAAGACGAAGACGATATGACTTCTGACTCAGCTACTCATTTAGCTACTCAACAGTCAATCAAGGCTTATGTTGATGCTCAAAAAGCTGATATGCAGTTTGTTTTAGAAGATGGTGATGGTACAGAAGTACAAATTACAAAAGACAAAGAAGTTAAATTTGTAGAAGGTGGTGGTTTAGATATAAACTGGACAGACACTTCTACTGGCTCAGATGGCGATCCGTATGATTTAACATTTACAATTAATGCAGCACAAACTGGAATTACATCTTTACTTGCTACAGATATAAAAATTGGTGAAGACGATCAAACTAAAATAGATTTTGAAACAGCCGATACAATTAATTTTTATGCAGGAAACGAAAAGCAATTAATACTAACTGATGGAGCATTGACTCCAGGTGCTGATAATATTTTAGATCTTGGTAGTAGTAGTGTTGAGTTTAAAGATGCTTTTTTTGACGGAACAGTAACGTCAGACGCTTTTGCTGGGCCTTTGACAGGTGACGTAACAGGTAATGCAGACACAGCTACAGCATTAGCTACAGGCAGAACTATTGGAATGACAGGAGATGTTGTTTGGACATCTGCTAGTTTTACTGGTGCTGGAAATGTAACAGGAACTGCGACAATACAGTCAAATGCTGTAGAAACATCAATGATTAATGCAGACGCTGTAACAGGTGCAAAGATAGCTGATGATGCTATTGACTCAGAGCATTATACAGATGGTTCTATAGATACGGCTCATATTGCAGATGACCAAGTAACACAAGCAAAGATAGCTGATGATGCTGTAGGTGCAGATCAGTTAGCATCTAATGCTGTAGTCAATGCAAGTGTATCATCAAGTGCGGCAATAGCATTTAGTAAGATGGCAGACTTAACAGCATCAAGAGCATTAGTATCTGATGGTAGTGGGGATGTTTCAGTAAGTGCTGTCACTTCAACAGAAATAGGTTACTTAGATGGTGTGACATCAGCAATACAAACACAGCTAGATGCAAAAACAACCGCAACAGCAGCGTCTAATGAAGCAACAGCATTAGCAATAGCGTTAGGATAAAATATGGCAAATACATTTAAATTAAAAAACAACGCAGTAATGCCAAGTAGTGCAGGAACACCAGATACATTATATACTGTTCCAAGTAGCACAACAACAATCGTTCTTGGATTAATGTTATGTAATGTACATACTTCTCAAGTTACGGCTACTGTCACAGTAACAGACAACGAAAGTTCTGATGTTGTTTCTCACTTGTTAAAAGATGTTCCAGTACCAGCAGGAAGTAGTATTGAGGTTATGGCAGGAAATAAATTAGTTTTGGAAGCAACTGATATTATTAAAGTAGACTGTTCTGTAGCTGATAAAATTAGTGCTACAATGAGTATTATGGAGATAACCTAATGCCGTATATAGGTAAAGATGTAGCAACAGCATATCAAAGTACAACAGCCGTACAGAGATTTAATGGTGACGGCAGTGATACGACATTTACATTAACAACAGCCGTTAGTTCTGTACAAGACGTTCTTGTATCTGTAGATGGTGTGGTACAGGATACTGCTGCTTATACAATACCTGATGGTACAACTTTAACATTTACTGCTGCACCTTCAAGTGGAACAGGAAATATATTTGTAAATTACTTAGCTCCTCAAGCATCAACAATAACACCTGCTGCTGAGAACAAAGGTAACTTTAAAGGTGGTGGATTGTTTAGAACAAATGCTCAATCATTAACAGCAGATATAACAATACTTGCTACAGAAAACGCTAACGTAACAGGCCCGTTTACAGTTGCAAGTGGAGTGACACTTACAATAGAATCAGGTGGAACATTGGTGACTATATGAGTAGTTTATTTACAGATACAATTAGAAAAACTGGTGGAACGGCAGGAACAGATATTAAGGTAAACAATAGTTCTACATATGTTGATGGTTCTAATAAAAGCACAAATATGGTGGCTGCTATAACAAAAGGGTGGATTAATTTATCCTATGGAGGGTCAGCAGCTAGGAGTGACTCTTTAAATAATAGCAGTTTAACAGATAATGGCACTGGAGATTTTACTTTTACACATACAAATAATTTTAACTATGATGGATATTGCACTCATGGATTAGGTGGAGGACACGCAAATTCTGATGGACATTGGGATTATCAAATAGGTAATAATAATCAAGGTACATCAAGTTCACAAGTAAGAGCATACAATAGTACAGCTGCAGCTTATAGAGATGCAACAGGTGTAAGTATTCTTTGGACAGGAGACTTGGCATGAGTACAGCTAAAGTCAACACTCTTACAGGCACAACCACAGCAGGTTCAATTGCCGTAACAGGTGAAGGTAATTCTACCACGACTAATCTGCAACAGGGTTTGGCGAAGGCTTGGGTTAATTATAATCATCATACAGGTCCAGCAGTAAGAGATAGTTTTAATACAGCGTCTATGACCGATACTGCAACAGGTAAATTTCAAGCTAATTGGACAAATAATTTTAATGATTATCTGTATTGTACAGCGTCAAATCATGGAGATGACAACGAAGCATATGGAAATTATGGAGCAGGAAGTAGAATAAGTTGGCATAATGGTCATTCTGCTGAGTCGCAGTATCAACAAAGACCAACAACTCATGCTCAAGGTTCTACAACAGTAGATGCAAGTGGTGGTTTTACTGATATGAGAACAATTGAAGGTATGTTTTTGGGAGACTTAGCATAATGGCTTTTGGTAATTTAAAGTTTGATACGCTAACAACTTCTGATGCTAAGAACACAAGTACAGAGAAGTCATTAGATACAAGTTATATATTTAATGGAAGTGTGAAACAATGGGTGCTACTTCAAAGTAGTGGAACTTCTGTTACAGATTCATTTAACAATACAAGTGTTACAGATAATGGCACTGGTGATTATACTTTAACAAGGACTAATAATATGGCAAATGCAACTTACTGTGCGATTGGTAGTTCTGGCGACCCTCAAACTAGTCACAATGCTAGTTCAGATGTGGGTGTACAAACAACATCTGTTCACGATATAAGATGTGTTAATGATGCAGCAAATTCCACTCAAGATATTCCAGACACAGTTGGTTCAGTTTTAGGAGAGGTAGCATGATAAAAACACCAGAGTTTCAAGGAACACATTTATGGGAAAGATTGCATTGGGCAAAAGAGAACCTAGAGAAAGTGCAATCAGATATACGAGTAGTATACGAAGACCCAGAGGATATGGACAGTCCTGCAAAGGTGTTAGTTCCTGATCCTAATTGGATGGCTTGTGCATTACAGGGTGGCATTTTACCACCTGTTGAAGTATATTGGGAATTAGCAAAAGACGAAGCACAACCTGATTTTGTAAAACATACGAGAGGGTATTTGTTACATAATACTAAACCAATTGAAGCAATGACGGAAGAACAAGCAATAGAATATTTAATTATGAAAGATATTCCACAACGTGTATGGCGTACATGGGATGAGGGCAATAAACCAAAGATGGTGATCTGCCGTTTACATCAACTGCCAGAGCATCGTCAATGGCGAAACGCATGGCAAATAACCGATGATATAGAACTAGCAGCATAAGGAGAAACATATGACAAGTTATATCGTAGATAAGGATGGTAACCAGATTGATGCTTCAACTGTTTCATCAAAGCCGTCTGACCGACATTTTAGAAATGCTTGGGCAATTTCTGGTAAAGTTATAGCTGAAGACATGACTAAGGCTAAAGAAATATTTAAAGCAAAGATAAGGGAAGTAAGAAAACCTTTATTGGAAGCTGAAGATGTTGTGTATATGAAAGCAATGGAAGAAGATGATAGCTCTGCTAAAACTGCAAGTGTTAATAAGAAGAAAGCATTAAGAGATGCACCTGCAGCAAAAGCTATTACAGATGCAGATACTATTGCTAAATTAAAAGCAGCGTGGGATACATCTGTACTTGGTGACAGTCCTTACGCATAAGGAATAAACTATGGCTTTAACTAAATTAAGAGCAGGTGCTTTTCCAAGTGGTTCAGTTATACAAACTGTACAAGCAACTGACACTACTGATACAACTTATACAACTACAAATACTTGGGCTGATTTGGGAAATCTATCTGTTTCAATTACGCCTAGTTCTAGTAGCAGTAAGATATTAGTTTCTTGTCAAATAGGTTGCGTTGACCATCAAACTGCCACTTATTTAGTAGCTTTTAAATATGTAAGAGGTAGCACAACTATTGGTGGTGCTTTTGATAGTGGAACTGGTGGAAGTACTGGAATTAGAGGTAGAGCTACTGGTGACGTAAATGCTGTTTATAATTGTGTATTACCTCAATTTTTAGATAGTCCAAGCACTACAAGTGCTACTACATATAAAGTTCAATATAATAATTATAATGGAAATACTTTTTACTATTTAAGAGATACTGGATTAAATGAAAGTTACATTGCCACATTAACAGTACAAGAGGTAACAGCGTAATGCCATACATAGGAAAAGCACCAAACTTTGGAGTAAGAAACAGATTTATTTATCAAGCCACAGCAGGACAAACCTCTTTCAGTGGATCGGATAGTAGCTCCTTAGTTCTGTCATACAACGACAGTTTGTATATGGATGTGTATCAGAATGGTGTGTTGTTAAAACCTGGCACTGACTATACAGCGACAACAGGCACAACAGTTGTTCTTGTCACAGGTGCAAGTTTGAATGACGTTGTTGAGATGATTGTGTATGATGTGTTTAGCGTAAACAATGCCTACACTAAAACAGAATCAGATACTCGTTATCCATTTAAAGGTAACAACAGTATTATAAGATTAAATGGTCAAACTATATCTAATGATATAACAATTGACAGTGACGAAAATGGTGTAAGTGCAGGACCTATAACACAGGACAATGCTACAGTTACTGTTAATGGTTATTGGAGTATCGTATGACAAGTCAGTTAAATGTAGATACAATCGTAGACAAAGCAGGTAGTGGTGGTTCTAATGTGAAGATGGCTAATACATCTACCTATGTTTCAGATGGTGGTAATGTTACACAGAATACTGTGCAAAGTTTGTGTAAATCTTGGATAAATTTTGACATGGTATCATCATTTTCTGCTAGAGATAGTTTTAATCATTCTAGTGAAACTGATAATGGAACTGGTGATGTTACTTTAACTGTAACTAATTCATTTTCAAATATAAACTATTCTCATGCAATGATGGGAGGACATAGTAGCACTTCATTAATAGCTGTTATGCAACCTATAAATTTAGCAGCACCTACTACATCAACTGCAAGATACCAAATTGCTTATGTAAATGCTACTCTATATGACGCTGATTTAAATTGTATTTGGAATGCAGGAGATTTAGCATAATGGCAAGTCAACTTAAAGTAGATACAATAACAGGTGTAACAACGGCAGGAAGTATTGCTGTTACAGGAGAGGGCAACAGTACAACAACAAACTTGCAACAGGGTTTGTGTAAATGTTGGGCGAAAGTAAATCAAGATACACCTGCTTACAGAGGTAGTTTTAATACAAGTAGTTTAGTTGATAGTGCTACAGGAAATTATGAAGTCCATATGAGTAGTACTTTTTCTTCTATAGATGAATATGTTGTTGCTATATCTGCTCAAGCAGAAGCAAGTAATAATGATAATACACAATATCAATCTTTAGATAATAGCACGACTGCTATGTGCCATGTATTTACTTATGAAAATGGTTCAAATAGAGATATTAGAAATAGTGATGTAATAATACAAGGAACATTAGCATGATAAAAACACCTGAGTTTCAAGGAACACATTTATGGGAAAGATTGCATTGGGCGAAAGATAACCTAGAGAAAGTGCAATCAGATATACGAGTAGTATACGAAGACCCAGAGGATATGGACAATCCTGCAAAGATATTAGTTCCTGA